AAAAGATTAGGTAAGGATTCTTTTGCTTTCTCTAGAGTACCTTTATTAACAAACCAATCAGATGGAAAGCCGAGTAACAAGTTCTTTAACTTGTATAAATCTTCTTGTGTATTTTCCGCTGCTAACATATTAAGAATACCATTTTTCTATATTCCAACCACTGTAAGAGCTTGTAATGTTTACTATTATATTTCCATCATTTATAACAGAAACCGCACCTACAGAAGCTGTTGCTTCAAGGCCTTCGTTTGGACTATTAGGAGTATGGAGTTGTACCCACCTATTACCTATGTAGACCTGTAATACACCAGAAGATGTATTCCATATAACGTCGCCCTGTAAAAAGTTTAACTGCGCAATCTCTGTATCGTTGAACTGCGGCGTTCGATTTGGGTCGAACTGTCCTAAGTTTAACTCAAGAATCCTAACTAATCTATTAAAAATTTCAGGAGACATATCCCCTTGAGCAAGCGGGAGGCTGGTTGGCAGCAGTTTAGCCATTATCTTCTGCCGTCTGGTTTAATATCTAACCTAGTAGCTCCTAGTCTCCAACCAACATTATCATTACCAGCTGAATCATCATCTGACTCTACACGTAGGACAGCTTGACGACTTCTAGTTCTAAGATTAATTTGTCCTGTAGTAGCTCCTATAGAGTTTGTAGAGCTAATTGATAGAGATTCCCCTGAATTATTTCTAGTTTTTAATACTATATTTACCTTTCCTGATTCTGAGTTAGATAGGAATTTAAAGTCTGGGAACATCCTTTGTATGTAAGCAAATTGTTCTCCTTCGCCAACCTCAAAGTCTGAGCTTTCTATAAATACATTAGTCATAGGACTACCATCATCATTAAATCCAGTCTCTTGTTCAAAAAGGTATCCGTCAAAAGTAGCTCTAGGATAGTCTTCAATACCACTATCTAACCAAGCATGTCTTTCTAACTCGCCGTAATACCATACATTATCTTCGTAATTGTAAATAACATATCTGTCTATCTCTAATGAACTAGATGAGCAATAGAACCAACCTACCTCTGATTTCTCAGTAATAGTAAATGCGTGTGTTTTAAAAGATTGGCCATAATTTATATCTCCAAATACATAATTATGAACAGTACAAGGAATCTTCTGAACGCTACCTGTGTATGCGTAGAAGTTAGTGGCTGACATCCAATAAATAGATTGAGCTGATGTAACTGCGGCTTTAGGCCCTATAAGACCTGCGCCTTCATTAATTAAGTTAACAGCAAATGTAAAAGGTGGTCCAACAAACTGCATGCTATATAGAGCAGTATCAGTCCAAATAAGAATCTCTTGTCTTGACTTAGTTGCGCCAATAATAGAAGAACCAGACGATAATCTTAAATCTCCAGCAGTATTGGTAATCAATGGCTGAAACTCTAAATCATTCTCTTGATCGCTAAAGGTTATAAGCATAGGGTCTATAACACCTGTTCTTGCTCCAGAAGATACGGGGTCTGCTCCTAATATTATTAAATGTCTGTCTTTTTCAGAGGTAATAGCTTGTAATCCCACTGTTGGAACTAAGTTAGCTCCACTTATCTGTGATAAGTCTAAGGCTCTTGTTGTTGTACCATTGTTCTCGACCCATCTAAAAATACCACCGCCTCTTTGATTAATTATAAGGTTTTCACCAAAATGATCGTGAGTCCAAAGTCTTAGCTGATTAGTGTTAGATAGGGATGTTGTAGAACCAAAGGTTCCTTCACCCCAAGCTCCTGAACCCCAACCAGTACCAGTAACATAAAAGTCTAAACCAACGTTTACTTGATAGGCTCCATCTACTCCAGAACCGCCGTTACCACTATCACTTGAATTGGCAACAACAGCATTTCCAGAAGAGTCTTTTGCTGTAATAGTATAGGTATTGGCAGAAGGGACAGCCGTTATTTGATACTCTTGGTTTAAAACTGCAGCAGTGATTAAACCGCCTAAAGAGGCAGAACCAGATATAGTTACAAAATCTCCTGTTACAGCTCCATGATTTGAATCAGTTGCGGTTATATTAGAGCTGCCATTAGTAGCAGCAAAAACAATACCATTAGTTGTTGTGGCTCTAATCGGGGTAACATCTGCGTAACCATCTCCTTCTTTAATATAATATTTAAAAGTTGTTCCAAGTCCTAGGTATTTTGTACCTCCTAAAGAAGTCCAAGCATGCAAGGCTCTTGCAGTACCTAAGTAAGAATTCTCACCATCTTTTGACCATCCACCAAACTTTTCTGGTCTACCTTTTCTAAAACGTACAAGATTTACATCAAACCAACCGCCCGTATTATCGTATTCGGTTCCTTCTCTGTTTATACCTGGTTTAAATAAAATCTTATTAAGAGACATTTTTTATACATGCTCCCATTCTTTACCTTCAAACAATAAAGCTTCAGCCTCTCTTCTTCTTGTTAAACCCTCTAAAACCTTGCCTCCTGCCTTATTCCAACGCTTGATTTGTGCAGGTACATCTTCATAGTCACCTTTGTTTAAAACTTTAAGCATAGTAGATGCTTTTAAATTAGACGGCCCTAGATTAAATGTCCAAGAAACCAGAGCATCAAATTGATGTTGACTCATTGGCATCTCTACAGCATCTATGACAGATTCTTCAAATTCTTTTAAGTCCTCTGCTAATAAATTTTCTGCTTCTTGTTGAGTTATTAAGTCTCCTTCTTTAACACCTTTGGTATGTCCGTAACCTATTGTTAAAACATCTGCTGCACATTTGTATGCGTTGTATTCGCAGCCTTCAAATTTTTTAATTAGCGATAAACCTTCTTGTGATATGTTCATATCTTTACTCCGTTTCTTTTGTAGTAACTGTTTTATAATAGACAACAACTTCTTTAAGTTCATTTATATACCTTTTTAGTTCTTGCATATTATATGCCATGAGTTCGTAATCGGGCACAGACATAGCTAAGAATACCACTTGACCTTGGTCTTTCTCAACTCTAGTTATGAATTCTTCTAAATTTTTATCTGATACTACATACCAGTAAGGATCTTTTAGATCTATTTCTCTAGGCATTATAGGTTGAACTATAGTTCTTTCTATAGGTTTAGATATAACCTCTACCTGTTGCTTACTTGGTATTAGGCTGCAACTGCAAGCCATCATCAAGACTGTCGATACTACGGCTATCTTCTTCGATACTATCAAATACATCTTTAGTTCCTTTGTTTACTCTTGGTTCTATTAAACCTGGTTTAGCTGCGGCTAATTTGGTTAGGTTGTGTCTTTTAAACATATCAAGATACCTACTCATGTCTGCTTCTATTTCTTGATTGCGTGATTGAATGACTAGCAAGCCTTCTGTTTGCTTTGCAAAATCATTCTGTAATGATTCTATTGCTGCCTTCTGTTCTTGATCTCTTAATTCAAATGCTTGATTAAGAGCTGATAGTTTAGAGTTCTCGTTCCATAAAAGATAAGTAGCTAATACCATAACTACTATAATCCCTATGAATACTTTGCTCATACAAACCTAGATAAAACTACTGATACCAATATAAAAGGATATACAGCCCAGATCATGTTCTCTAGTTTATCGAAACGCTTTGATCCGTCTTCTAATCTTTTATCAATACTTTTGTATAATGCTTTACATTCTCTTTCGTGTGACTCTATTGCATTAAGAGCATCTTTTGCAGTTGCCATTTACTTCCTCAAATTGTATATACGTTTAAAGATTTTTCCTTACCTTTAACTTTTATTGCTTCTAAAGATTTTAACTCAAAACTACAGTTTTTGGCAGTATCTTCTCCTATAAGAATATCAACGCCAGCTTCTTTAGTTCCAGACTCAAGTCGAGCTGCTATATTTACACAGTCTCCAATGGCTGAAAAGTCAAACCTAGTATCAGATCCCATGTTACCTACTACAGCTGTACCAGTATTTACTCCCACCCCAATAGCAATCTCATGTGATAGTTCTTTGTTAAGTTCTTTGATTGCTTCTTGCATTTCAATAGCAGTCTTTACTGCTTTGTCTTCATGATCTTCTAAATCTAAGGGTGCTGAGAATATGGCCATGCAAGCATCACCAATAAATTTATCTACCATGCCTCCATTTCTTTGCACGCATTCTACTTGTACTGTTAATGCCTTGTTCATAATCTCAGTAACTTCTTCTGGTTGTAGTTTTTCTGAAAGACTAGTGAAGCCTCTGACATCTGTAAATAAAAATGTAGCGTATCTTTTCTCGCCACCGAGTTTTAATAAGTCTGGATTCTTTTGTAATTGTTTAACCTGTCTTGGATCAAGGTAATGTTCAAATTGTTTTTTAATTAATTGACGCAACTTAAACTGCTTTCTAAAGTTTATATAGAAGGCAACAGCTCCTGTTATGAATTGTGAGATCAAAGTCCATGAAACATCTATCAAGTAGCCTTTATGAATGCTAAAACTTCCTAAGAGCCCCGTGGTTAATAGTAAAAATATAGCTATACTTACGCCCTTAGTTACACCAAGATAATTAATTACAATCCATGTCAAGGACACGAAAATTCCAAAAATTAAAATTTCCAAAGCTAAAGCAAAGTCTGGAATATATGGAGAGTTTTGTATAAGAATTGACTCAGATAATGCCGCTTGAATCTTATGAGGTTCTAATAATCCAACTGGAGTTGCAATTTGTGGCATGACTCCGTTAGCAGTGACACCAATAAATACAAACTTATTAGCTACATCCATTTCTTCTAAATTAGTTTGTGGTGTGTCAACCCAACTAATCCACTTACGACCTCGACTATCTGTTTTGATAGGTGGTATTCCTCTAATTGATATTTCCTGTATACCATTATCATTTGTAGTGATAATGTAAGTCTTAACATCAAAGAGTGCTTTATATATTTGTGTGCCAAAAGAAGGAATCCAATTGTTACTTGGTGTTCTTACTAATAATGGAATACGTCTAACAAGTTGGTCAACTTCGGTGGGAGCAATGGCTAATCCCTGTAATGTATTATCTGCTAGAGTGTTCAGGTTTTCCTTGACTCCCTCAGATACTATACCACCAATATCTTTACCTTTAACAACTGTACCTGTAGATTTAGGATAGTTACCCTTACCATCTTCAAACATTGCTATGACAGATGGTATGTATTGCAATGTTTTTGCAAAAACTTCGTCACCTCCCATTCTATCTGCTTGGGGAAATGACATAACCCAACCTACACCTATAGCTCCTTCATTTATTAAATCAACTTGTATCTGAGCTAATGTTCTTCTAGGAAAAGGATATCCTCCTTCATTTTCTACATCTTGTTCTGTAATGTTTAAAATTACAAAATTATTTGATGGTTCATATTTTTTAACAAAAGTATCAAATGTTTTTAACTTTAATATTTCTGTTGCTGTTGACTGATATAACAAAGGCAACACTAGTATTATAAGTATTATGAATATTAGTTTTTTCATTAATCGCTTTGAGTAATAGTAATAGTGCTATTACTTCCTCCATTAACTTTAATTATATTAGATACTCCGTCTTGTATCAAAATTACTGTGTAAGCATTACTTCCATTTAAATCTAATCTAACGCTTTCATTTACTTGCCTTCGTAAACTTATAACATTACCTGTTATTAAAGCTGTTATCTGTGTGTCTGGGTCTTTACCTAATAAGGTACCTGTTATCTGTGTACTTGTAGCTTGAGCTAAAGCATCCTCATCTTGAGATATAGCTAAAGCATCTAAGACATTTAACAGATCTTCTAAAAAGTTGACGTCTAAATAGTTTATGTCTAGTTCTGTGAACTCTAGTTCATCGTTGGCTAAGAAATCCTCAGCTAAATAGTCTATGTCCAACCCGTTAAAATCCAGTATACTTGCTTTTTTAGTTGTCAGTTCTTCTTGTACCAATACATCTTCTTTAGCAGGGGTGACGATAAGCATATTATCTATTAACTCTAGGGTTAAATCT